CCGCCGTTTTCCTCAAAACCGGTATCATCCGACGGGGCGACTCTAACCCGTGTTCTAAGCATACGGGTGTCACTGCTATCACGCCAGATTGCATTCAAAAGCCCGTCGAATTCGGCGGGGTATCTGGCTTGCAACCGTCGCGCCGTGCGGGTTTCAATGTCGGCATGGCTGGCAATCTGCCCGAACGACACCTCATTAATATCAAAAAACTGCGTCGGAACCCCGCCGGATTGTTCGACAACGATTTGCGGCTTGCCGGTTTCGGTTGTCGTTTTTTGTAAATCTTTTAGCGGTGCCAGATAATCAGCGTTGCGGCTGGCCTGATCCTGTACCTTAACCAAGAGATTAGCGAGAGAATTTTTGTTATTTTCAATAGTGTTTGTCATTGTTTTATATCCCGTAAAAGTTAAAAAACCGGCGGGCAATATTGCGCCGCCGGTGTTGTTGTCTCATAATCTCGCATATTATGCAAGTGAATTTTTATAAAATTCTATTCCGCCCCGATATCCCCCGCAACGTGATGCCGGATAATGGCGCGGGGTGATAGCGTCCGGACAAAAGCCCGCAACCGTTCGCCGTCGGTTTGTTTTTGATCTTGTCCGGCGGTTGCCCGCCAATGAATGGCAACATTGCCGCCCGCCGCATAACAGCCCCCGCGCTTGTCGTTTTCTATTTTCTTTTTGCTGGCACCATGTCCAGTAAAGCCGACAATATAATCACGATCCAAACGGGCGCATAACGGCTTACCATTGCCGCAATTAACACACCCGACGTTGTCCAAATATTCGGCGGGGCAACGTATAACCCGCACCCCGTCGGCTATTGCGTTTTTGCCATTCTTCCAAAATGATTTTTTCACGACGGTGACAACTGGCGCGATCTTATCTTTAACCATTCGCACGGCTTCGGCCAAGGTATCGGCGGAATAGTTTATCGTCGTTTTATTAGGTGCCAGTTTATGCGCCCAAAATAGCGGGTTAAAATGGGAATAGGTAAAGCTTTCACCATGTCGGGGCTTGGCATTTAAAACAGCGTCCAGATAAACAAAATCTATTTGATCGGATTTACACCCGCGCCCGCTATCGTTCAATTTGCAGTCGGCGGGGCAAGTGCCGAAATTGTCACCGTCACCGGCGCGATAGGTCACGGCCAAGCCGCCGGTTTTATTTGCCGTTGAATTTTTAACAGTTTTTAACATATTGACCCCCTACGTCTAAATCTGAACACGCAATAACTTGAACACTTGAACCAATTTGCGCCGCCCTAAGCATTGCGGCAAGTTTGGCTTGTTCTAACGTTTCGTAAATTTGGTCGGATAAACCAAAACTTCGCGCTTCATCTTTTATTTTATACATTTTTTTATTTCCCGTAATTGAATGCGATTTATCCCATATATAGAACAAACAAAGCCCCGTCAAGATATATTGACGGGGCGGTGTATTTTTATAAATTTCTATCGGCGTCGGCGTTTCACATATCGCGTTCGCTTTTGGGTGTGCTTTTCCCAGTCTTTACCGTAAAGCAATCGGCCAATAATACTGAATATGAACATTAAGCTTTTTTCCCTTCTTTATCATCACGACGGCGCAATTCCCAAACCATATGCTCGACATTAGACAACGCCCCGCATATTTCGGGCAGATCGTTCTGGTAAGCCAGATCATACAAGGCCACCAGATCAATATGGATTTTTCTTTTAACGTCGATCATGCCGGAACCTCGCTCATTTTTTGAAGAAAAGAATATGCCTCTTCCAAAGCAGTGTTAAACCATTTTGTCCGGTACTCTTCCGGACAATCTTCATTAGCATGGTCACAGACAATGGCTAAATGCGACAAAGCCTGCTTTAAATGATCTGGCTCCGGTGGGCGTAAAACAAGTTGATCAACATCCGCACCATCCGCCAAATAAGACAAATCATAATTTGGAATATTAAATTCCATTATTTGGCCGTCAGGATGACACAACACGTTATCGTCCTCACCTATCACCATGAAAGACAAATCATAGGTTCCGATCGTATATTCTTTATCTGGATCAAACATCGTTCAAAACTCCCGTGTTAATTAACGATGCCCCTACATATAGGATTATCTGGGACATATCAAGTCTAAAATCACATCCCAGTTAAATTTGCCTATTTGGTGGTGTATTGGCTCGACGGATTGCAGCCCGTCCATTTTTAGATCGACGGCTGCGCTGGCCGGATACAAGAACAATTCCGGATCATCCATAGGTTTGTTCTGCTTTTTGATCAATATCCATGTCGGGCTATGGTGGTGACGGGATAACCACGCCACCTGAGACGGCTGCAAGGTCACGCCGTTGCTGGTCAAAAACTTTAATTCTACAAAATGAAAGACACCCTGTTCATCGCATATTAATAAATCAGGTATGCCCGCGCCTACAGAATTTTCAATCCGCGTCAGTAATAATTTCCGCTTCGATCTCTGCGTCGCTTCCTTCATCTGCTTGTAAAAGCCGCTTTCTCGCTTTACCGCGATTGCTGGCATTTTTCTTTTCTTTGGGGGTGATGTCGATTGTGATCGGGGCATAGCTTTGTTTGATCTCCTCTAGAGCTTTCAAAACATCTTCTTTGTTCATGCTGTCTATAGACCCTGTTCTGATCTCAGACTTGCTGACATAGATGTCGCCTTGCGCTTGCCCCCGCCGGTACTCAGCTTGAACGGCGGCAGAATACGCCCCGTTTTCTAAAGCCACATCCCGAATAGCTTGTAAATCCCGTAAATGCCTTTGATAGGTAACCCCGTATTTTTCATCCAGTTCGCGCCGATACGAGTTGATAGCAGCAACGACATGGGGCGAGATATGCTGGTTGGTTAACTCATACGCCCTGCTATGCGCCGACGTTGCAGAATAGCCAGCATTAATTGCCGCCTCTCGCAAAGTTATCTGCCCGTCCTTACTGACAAGCTCTTTGACAAAAAGCTCCTGCTTACGGGTCAACGGCTGCTCAGTGCTGGCCGGTGGCCGTCCTCTTGTCTCACGGGGCTTTCCTGTTACCTTGCTTGCTGCTCTGCTAGCCATTATCAATCCTCAGTTAAAAAGGTCACGTTCGTTAAACACCGTATCCTTTATATACGCCAGAAATATATTTTTCAAAAAAAATATTGCCACACCCCCATTAGGCGATTTCTTGTTTTTAGTGTAACTTTTTACTATTACTAATAAGTTACAAAATAAGTTACAAGAATGTCTTTGTATATTAGTAACTTAATTAACTTTGTAACCGTGTAACCGGTGTAACCGGTATATTTTACAAAAATATTTTTTTTTATTTCTGGGCTCTATATACAGTATACCGTTACAAAAAAGAGGCCACCCGAAGGCAGCCCCTTTGAACCGTGATCCGCGATCAGTCAACCGCTTGAGCTAACCCTTTGAAAGTAAACTCTTTTCCAAGATTATCAAAGCGTCCTTCTTTAAGAACGATTTGAAATTCTTGGGTTGAGCTAAACATCTTTCGATGATAATTCAAAGAAGCTTGAGCCCGAACGTAACCTAAGTCGAACGTATTATCTGTTCCAAGGTCAAGTCGGCTGCCGTTACATTCTTCGATAAGGATTGAGGTGAAAGACTGGCAGTCTCCCCAATTCTCATCCGAAGTTTCAAGCAGCTTGCTTTGAACAGTCCAGACGGACGCGGCGTTAGTTGTATCTGACATAGATACCTCCCGTAGAAATTAACAATGTGAAACAGCGCACCCCGCCCATCGGGGCAAGCACAATCATTTCTGATTGTTCTTATACTATAGCATACTATCCTATACTTGTCAAGCATAAAATTTTATAAAGTTTTAGCGGTAAAATTTAGGTTAACCCAATCTAGGTTAACCACCCATAATCTCCCATAGAAGCCCATACACGGGCTTTAGGTGTTTTCCGGTGGTTTACTACCCTCGACCGGCCAACGGCGTTTTTGGCTTCCACCAACGATTACAATGGCCGCCCTTCTTGTCAATTTATTGACAAACTTTTTTTGTCCCATGACGTCAATTATGGGAAGTCATGGGTTATAATGAGATATAAAGTTAATTAAGAAAGGTAAAGCCATGATTAAAGTTGAACAAGAACAGTATTACAAAATTCCTGAAAATGAGGATGCTTTCTTAGAAGAGGATTCGCGTTACATCAGGAAGTTTTTTTCCAACGTCGCGCAGCGGGCTAATGCAATGCCCGATCAAGTTGACGATCCAAAATACAAAAAAGCCTATCATAGGTTTATAGAGAATAAGTTTTTGTTGGACGACTTAGACCTGTTACAAGATAGAGTTTCTTCCGGTTTGCATGACCAATGTGTGCAAACAGAAAAAACATTAGAGTCCATAAAGGACATGACGGAGCCCGCCGGTCTTATTGCAAACCCTAGCGTTATTAAAAAATCGTTAGAGGACGTTATAAAAGATATTTGCGAGCAACGATCTACGTTGAACAAAATGTTCGTTTGGATAAAAACTGCCTAAACAACCAACCCCAGCCCTCGCGGCTGGGGTTTTTTAGTTTCGCCATGCGTCCCAAATAAGAAAGGCCAGCAGGGCGAGCCCGCTGACCAGATATCCAATTATGAATATTGTTTCATTCACCGCTCACCTCCTCAACATCAATGATCACGTCTTTAATATGATCGTCCCAGATTTCCTCTTTAGCTAATTCTTTTGCCTCTTCCTCGTTGGAAGCTTCAACATCAATCCGGTGGTACACCGTGACGTAAACCTTAAACTTTCGCATTGTCTTCCCCCCTTGCCTTGCGGATCATTGCGATCGCCTCTTCATAGGTGTGCTTCACGGCATAACCATTGACCGATGCATAATGCTGGATTTCATAGTCGATAGCATTGATCTGATTTCTACGTGTTTCAGACATAACCACGAACCGTGAGTCGTATAGATAATACGAACCACCATCCCGCAACATAAATTCCAATTCGATAAACTTTTCCATATCAATCTCCCGTAGTGATATAAGATTTATCCCATACATAAACTAAATAAAAAAATAAGTCAACCCCCGCCCCAAAATAATGGAGCGAGGGCCGTGGTCAGTGTTCTGTTTCGTCTGGACTGGTAGCCATCAGGGCTGCGGTACTCATGCATGAGCCCATGAACCCTAGTGCGGTGGCTGCGTCTGGTGCGCCGATAGCCATTCTAAATATGATGGCTTGCATTG